GTGCATGCGCGAATATTCCATACTCCCGGCTCAATCTCTCGAAGCTCGCGTTCGTCGAAGAGTTGTAGACGGAAGTTTTCTTGCACATTCGGCGAAGCAATCACGATAATTTGTTGGCTGATTCCCATTTGTTTCATGTAATCTCTCATCTCTTCTGCAACACTGATCGCAGAACAGGTTTTTCCTGTACCTAGACCGTGATACAACAATAAACTATTATACGGAGTCTCTACAGAAAGAAAATTGCGCACGAACTGCTGATTCGGGGCGAGTTCGATCTGGGCATTACACAGAATCTCAGCTTCTTCTTCAACATTTTTAGTATGATCTACATCCATTTTGGTGTCAAAGAACTCCTTTCGAAGGGCGATTTTGGTATTAAAATTGGGATCATTCAGGGTGGGGTATAAGCCTTCGGCTGCTGCTGCGGCGGTTCGTCCTTCTTCATTGTCGCTATCCGGGAGAATTCCGATATCATGTAGTGTCATCTCTCGTTCAAGCAGTTCTTTTTTGAGTAATAACTTGTTGAACTCTTTACTAAATGGATTGTTGAGTTCTTCTGGTTTGATGCGTTTGCGACCATCTTCCAAGTCTTTTTTCATCTGGGCAATCGAATCTCTCGAATTAGGAACCACCCCTCCGGATGCGGCACCTTTTCTGGCTCGTGGTTTGGTTGTCATCATTCGTTTTTTTGGGCCAATATCCGCCGATGATGGTGGTGGCTCAGGGATGGCCGCCATCGCAGCGCTTGCAACGGATGCAACTGATAATTCCATTGGTATATTTTCGGTATCTTCATTTTCCATTTTTTATTATTGAATCAGTTATCCTTTATATAACTATACGAAATAAAAAGGATAGCTCAGAATATACGATAGCGGGACAATATGTTATTGACTTTACGGACAATCCCGATCTTTTCTAAATTATAAGGTCGTATCGATTGAATGCATTCCTCAAACGTCATCCATTTCATGAGACCGACTTCCATAATATCATGTGCCTTCTTTGGCTTCTTATCTAAATCCACCATTGCGAGAAAGTACTTCTGCTTGTAACATTTCATATCGGATCCCATGAAAATCTCTTCGAATGGCGCGATATTTTGGATCACATTTTCCGCAGTAATATCGTACCCCGTTTCTTCAAGGCATTCTCTCAATGCACATGGCAGGTCTTTCTCGTTGTAATTACGCCGACCTTTTGGAAATCCCCACTCTGTCTCTGTCCAACTTGTAGTAGAGTCATCGATAAACTGCTGGAGGGTTTTTACACGGCCATCTTTTGTTCGAATTCCACCGAGAACCTGGCGGTACTTTTCAAAAGAAATATGCTCCTCGTTCTTATACTGGCTACCACGGGTATACTCTCCCCACAATAACCGCCATAATTGGTCAAACGTGAGTCGTGTTAGATTCGACTTCTCTGTCAATGTCATTTCATCGATGATGCGTTGTATGTAAGCTTCATCATTCAATGAATACTTACCACGAACAAAGTCAACAAACCCGAATGAATCCCGACGACGAATCATGAGAAATTCGGGGCCGGTTTCACCACAACGAAACGCAATTACGCCGATGCTTGTGATGGGTGCGCGGCAATTATTGTAGACATGGTTGTTTCGGTTACAGTTATTACAGAAATACTTGTTCGTTTCGTGTCCGATAGGTTCAATCGTACTGGCGCTACTGCCGCCGCCTCCGCCGCCGCCGCCGCCGCTTTGTTTACTCTGACGTAACTGTATGATTTCAGAATAAGACAACGCAGATTTAGGATTGTTTGTTTTTTTGGCGGGAGGTTCATTCACAGGATCGAGCGAACCAATCGACATTTGATTTTCATTTGCCATAACACTTATCGTATTTCTGTTATTGTTTTTATGTCATTTCATAGTAAGCAATGTTGAAACTAGATGCGAAAATATGGGGGCCGCATTATTGGTTTGTTTTGATGACTGCTGCTGTAAACTACCCAGACCATGTAAACGATGTTGTGCGCAAAAAATACTATGACTTTATACAGAATTTCTCAATGTTAATTCCCGATCCAGAAATGTCGGCTGAATTCGACCGAATGATAAGTAAGTATCCGGTTCGTCCATACTTGGACAGTCGAGAATCGTTTATACGTTGGGTCCATTTCATCCATAACCGATATAATGTAATCCTCATGAAGGATGAAATGCCCCTACATGAAGCACTTGAGAAATACTACTTGCATTATCGACCCAAACCGGTTCAAATCATGGAAGAGTTGAAATATCGTGAAAAATTGGTCTATGTATTAATGTTGGCGGGTCTAGGATATGCAGCTTATTATTACCATAACCGGTAATATATTCCCTGCTATATATAATCTAATGATCAAAACAGAATATATTGTATTTATCATTACTGCCATTCTTATCGCGAATACATATTACGATGGACAGTTAATAAAATTATTTCAAAGCAATCAAAAGTGGATCAAGATGGCGACATTTGGTTTCATTGGTCTATCTCTCTTCTTGTTTTTACGTCGCAATCCTGAAAACTCTAGGGAATTATTGTATCATGCGAACGACATCATTAAATATATGCCGATTAGTAAAGACACGGCGGATATGATAACTCCGTTTTTTGACATGACAAGGCGGATTTCATCTCCTAATGAAGGAGGTGCTGGTGCTACAACAAGCGCACTAGGTGGCGTAGGTGGCGCAATGATGAGCGCGATGGGAGTGAATACGCCGCAAAATACCATGCTACCGTCGGTGGGGGGCGGTGGAAATCTCAGTGCCGCTGAGAAACGTGTCCTTTCATCCGGTAAAGGGTCTAGCAAGCGTAGTGTTAGTGAAACTAAGAAAAAATATGTCGCTGCACAACAAGGATGGAAATGCGGAGACTGCCAGCGCCAACTTCCCGCGTGGTTTGAAGTTGATCACGTAATAGCTTTAGAGCATGGTGGGTCGAACCATGTTGATAATTTAGTGGCGTTATGTCGAGATTGTCATGGAAAAAAAACCGCAATGTCTTTTTTATAATTCAAATGAAAGATAAAGAGCGTACTCTTACTTGCATTATTATATATTATAATTATAACTGGGTATAGTTATCATTATCAATGGATGGTTCACCTTCATCCGTATCAAAATTAATAGATTTATTGCCATTGATTATTATTTCAGTAATCGTTTTGGTTGGTTTTTTTACATGGGAAGTTTTCACGAAGCATCTTGAAACATTTATATTGTTGATAACAAGTGTATTATTTGCGATATGGTTGTATTCTGGCGATATTTATTCTTACATCACATGGAGGGATGCAAGCGGAAAAGACCAGTTTTTTCCAGCACCATCCGAAGGACCTCCTGAAATATCAACGATGATCATGACACTTATTATTGTTGGAGTTGTATTTGTTTTGGGAATTGGATTGACTCTTGCGATCACCAGTTATCAAATTGGAAATAAAATCGGAAGTGCATCAAAACATGATAATATCTTGAGTTATGTCGGTTATGGTTTTATCGGTTTTGGAGGTATAACATTATTGTCGTTACTATGGAAAAGCTTTCAGGGCGAAACCGACGCAAATAAGGAAGGAAGTATATTGGGGTCAACCGCATTTAAAATTATTAGTGGTTTAGTGTTGTCTGTTGTTGGTATTTATTTAATTGCAAGATTCTCTATTATTGGCGCAAGTATTGGTCTCAAATCAGTTGAGAAGGAAGAAGTGAATGATTCATCCGCTGAACAAAATGCATTATCAATTGCAAGTACGGTACTGAACACCGGAATTATATTTCAGGTCGTAGCCCTGTTAGTTGCGATGTATTTGATGTATCGATACAGATGGTTTCATCCAGTTCCAACGGATGGAGGCAGTCCTGTAATGGCAAATATTGGAAGGTTCGTTCCATTTGTAATTCTTCTCGCGGCTGGGATGATTTTCATATCCGTGCAACAGGGATGGATCAAATCGGAGGACGGAATTGGAGCAGGGGATGATAAAAATAACATGTATGCAGCACACGGTATCGTTTACATGACTCTTGCCGGGATTGCGCTTATTATTGCATTAGGTAAAATGAGTACATTCAATATCTTCAAAGGCGCTGGATGGGTATCTGCATTGGGTGTGATTGGAGTCATTATTTGGAATTTTATAACATTGAATCAATCCTCGAATTTTAATCTGGAAGAGAGTGACGCAAATAATGGGAATGCATATTATCAACAAGTGAAAGATGAAGTGACGAAAGAGTTGAAAAAATCCGGAAATCCAGATGATGTTACTGACGATAAAATAAAGGCTCGAATGAATGAACGAATGGCAGAGCTCAATACTTCAAACGATCAGGCAATAAAAACCGTAAACAATTCATTACTCAGTCTTGCTACAGTTATTGTGATTATGATCGGGTTATTTTATGCTGCGAAAATGAAAATTGTCGAGTGTATGAAATTACCGGCGACAGTAAAGAATATGTTTGTAGGAAATTGCCAGGAAAACAACGACTATAAACCGAATGATGTATTGACTAGTACTCTCAAAGGAGATGCCGCCAATATTGAAAAGATGAACGCGGATGATTGGACAAAGATCCTGGAAACGTATAGTGATGACAGTAGTCAAGATTCTGCCAATTTCAGTGCAGTTACAGTTTATCTTGCCAAATTCTCACGTTGGATACCATTCTTGACGATCATTCTTGTCATTCTATGCGTTTCTATTTTATTCACAAAAGTAACCACATCAGAAGCAACGATGGATTGGATTGCAAAGTCATTCCGCGGAGACATGTTCCCGAAAGTGAAAGAATTGCTTGATACATTTTTCATTGTTTTTATTGTTGGATTATTACTGTGTGCGATACTGTTACTACCTATGGTGCGAGAACAGAACGTAGGTGGACTTGATGTCATTACAAAATTCATTGATTCGATTCAGGTATGGCAGTATAGAGAACATACGGACACTAGCTGGAAAAATTATGCAGCTGCGATTGTTGGCTGTCTTGCAGTTGCTACTGTTGGGTTATCGTGGTGGTGGAAATATTTAAATGAAGTTCGTAAAGGGGATGATCCAGTTGTACCAAATGGTTTGGAGTGGGCGATTGCTCTGGTATGTCTATTTGCTGTGTGCTGTATCCCGGCATTTTATCATGCTGTAGGAGGAGTACCGCATCAACAGTTCGAAACAGATAACTCGGTTATACGTGGATTACGACTGTTCTTTACTTCCGTCTACTTGGTACCATTCTTCGTATTTTCAGTATTCAAACTGATACTTTATTTCATTCCCTTCTTCATCGGTGGTCTCTTCAACAAGCCAGAATGGGGAAACTCATTTATTAGTGAAAAAATGAAATGGGATTTTACAAAATGGAAAGCAGCCAGTGGTGAAACCGACCGAGGAACTGATCTTCGAATGTTTGGGCTTGGAAAAATATTAACACCGGAAGATGTGGCTTTAAATAAGACGAAAGCTGGGTCGTCAAAACCAGAAAAGGCGGCGGCGAAAGAGCCTGAAGTGGAAGTAGAACCAGCATCAGCAGCCCAAGAGAAAACCGAAACTCCCGCAAGCTCAGATAATACATTAGAGTCAGTGGATCAGACCAAAGTGAACGCTGTCGGTAAACTGATCAAAGTCATCTTTATTGTGATCGCATTTGTGATTATGATATTAGGAATCGTGTATACAGTATACAAGTTTGGTTCAAGTAATAAAGCCCCTGCAGATGCATCGAATTACGAAGACACGACAACAAGCCTAGCGGACAATCTTAGTTCCCCAACTGCATATGCAATCTACGCTGTCATTGGAATCGTCGGTATCGCTGGTCTTGTAGCGTTTCTCCGAGAGAAATTCAAGGCAACCAACTCGAAAAATCCAGAAGACTATCTTTTCAATGACGTAAAGCCGGAAGATTCAAATAGCCCAATGCGTCAGCTCACCTTTGGAATGACACACATTATCTACATTGTGCTACTCGTGATTGTCTTAATTTATGACACAGACAAGGATGATAAAGAACGTATGTCGGTAACTGGTCTCACTGCGGTAAGTATTTTGATCATTTTGTTTCATTACCTCTTGGAAATTGCAGATAACAAGATGCCACCAACACCTGGCGCGCCTCCTGATGAAAAACCGACCATGGCGCCGATGGCAAATCTACTATCAAATATTCGTTTCATTGTGAATACTGTATTTTTCATCGTATTATGCGCTCTCTCGTACTACAAGCAACATACACTGATGATCGCAGTTATCGTAATCATGTTTCTCTTCCATCTTACCAAATCAATTCTTGGTATAAAAATACTGAAACTACTATGGGCGTGTATTATTTATATTCCATGTCTCTTCTTGGACCTTGTTCAAGGGTTGCAAGGTTCAGTCGGTGATACAACGCGCACAATCTGGGTTATTGTAGCCATTGAAATCGTCCTTATCGCAATTTTATACGGTGGACCTTATTTACTCAACTATATTGGCGCATCAGCATCACAAATTATCGCAGCACCTCAAACATTGAAGCAGAAATACGACACAAAACTAACGACTCAAAGCAAGGAAATCTTCATATACCATAATACAGGCGTAGACCGTACTCCAGAAGACAAAGCTGCTGACTGCCCAGTGGAAGAGAAAAAGAGATACCAGTATTCGATTTCAGGATGGTTCTTCTTGAACAATAATGTAACTACAAAATCAACAGATTTAGAGATATTCAACTTCGGAGATGTTCCGCGTATGACATACAACGTTGCAAGGAATGAGCTCAAACTCTATTGTAACACATTGAATACTGCAGACAAAGGTTCCAAAACCGAAGTCATATACAACTCTAGACTGAACTACAATGCAGTCTCAAAGGCGCAAGCTGGTTCGGAAGAAAAGAAGACACCTGTTCAAGATGCCGATATACCTCTTCAGAGATGGAACTATTTTCAAATGTCATTACAAGACCAAGAGTTAGATGCCGACATACCTCTTCAGCGATGGAACTATTTTGTCATCAATTATGACGGCAAGAATATCGACTTTTTCTTGAACAATAAATTAATATTTAAGAGTAACTTCATTATGCCAGATATTCTTTTGAAACCAATCACGATCGGTGATACAACCGACAACAAAGGGCTTAATGGTTCTATTTGTAATTTTGCGTTCCACAAAGTACCTCTTACAAAAGAGCAAATTCGTTGGACATATACAATGTTACGATCACAAAACCCGCCAATGGTTGGAATGGATACAGTTCAAGACCAAGCAAAGGCAGCTGGATCGACCACAATATATTCACAGTAGAAAGCAACGCCAGTTATTATTATATCTATAATATTTATACGAATAATTATCATAGATAGAATGAATTCCAAACTCGTTCTCGCAGTCATTGTAATTCTATTATTGTTGTATGTCATTTTTAAGGCATTAACGACGACCTATACAAGTTTAGGCGCTATGCAAAAATGGGTCAATGAAACCACTTTGCAAGGATCGAATCTACCAAGTAGTTTCAAAGCAAATAGTGCGATTTCAATATGGTTTTATATCAAGAAGTGGGTGAACGGTACTAAGGTTGTTTCATTTAAGAAAGCGAACGGTGCTGAAGTCATTTTTCAAATCCAGTTTAAGAACAACACAAACACGATTCAAATCATTCCTCGATCCAGTGCAGTCACCGATCCTGGCTTATGTGAAGTGTCCGAATTTCCTCTTCAGAAATGGGTGAACATGATTGTCAGCTTCAATGGTTCCGCAATGGATGTCTATGTTGACGGAAAATTAGTCAAGTCCTGTGTTGTAAATTTAGGTTCAAAATTGAATGAAACGGATACGATTGTTTTAGGCGATGCGAGCAAGAAACTTGATGATGTTGGTTTTATCACTAACGTCAAACTGAAGGCTGCCCCAATTGCACCGCAAGAAGCATGGGATATTTACTCACAAGGATTCGGTGGAAGCCCATGGAGCGATCTTCTCAACAAGTACAAAGTGAAATTGAGTTTTATTGTAGATAACCAAGAACAAGCTAGCGTAAGTACATAATCTAATTTGCTCTTTTTTTATTACATATATATAGTAATATATACGCAATAAGTATTTAGAAATGACTGATAATGGAGGAGGTGACGCAGGGGGAGGCGGGGGAGGCGGGCCTTTAGGCGGAATCACTTCTAGTTTTTCAAAGCCAGGTGATGCAGGTCTTTCTTCTTCAGGCGGAGGTGGTTTCGGATTGAAAGAATTTATGGAATCCAATAGTCTTGTTGCAAAATTCGCTTTTATTCTTATGGTTTTTATCGTATTATCTGTTGCAATCAAGCTTGCAATCATCGGTGTATCTTATTTACTGCTTCCATCTCTCTCGCCTTATGTATTGAATGGAACCGCAAACACAGAAGACATGACAATTACAGTAACACAAAATCCGGCAAAGAAAGACTCCATTTTCATATCAAGGTCTATGAATGAAGATGGCGGTTTAGAGTATACTTGGTCTGCCTGGTTTTTCATTAATCAGGTTCCATCTGATAAAGGCAAATATTCTCGTATCTTTAGCAAAGGAGGTGAAGGAACAAAGTCGAATGAAAATGGTATTTATTATCCCAATAATGCACCCGGAATGTATATTCGATTTTCTGATGATATTACCACAACAAACCCTGACAGAAAGGATAAAGGTGTGAATGTTTCATTGTTGGCAGTCGTTGATGTTAGCGGTAAGAATAGCACTTCAACTGATAAGAAGAATAACTTGCATGAACAACTTATCGCAACTGATATTCCTATGAAAAATTGGGTAAATGCGGTGATTCGTGTCACCAATAATGTTATTGACCTTTATATCAATGGACGACTTGCTCAGCGCAAGAAGACTGCGGGTGTTCCGATTCAAAACTACGGAAATGTCAATATCGGTGAAGAAAAATCCAAAGACCGTTTTAGTGGGTATATTTCCACGATTCAGTACTTTAATTATTCAATCGGGTCAAATAAGATCAAGAGTATTTTGGACGAAGGACCGAATATGAAGATGATCAGTAACACTGGCGCGGAGACATCTGGAAAGAATTTGAATTATCTTTCGAACAGTTGGTATATGAGATAATATTTTTTTACGTTTACATATCAGCAATACGTGTGGGTATTACGTGTAAAAAAATATAATAAATGGCAGTAGTACCCGGATGGTTTCCTCCATTAGAACAATCCATCACAACAGATGGTAATGGTCAACCTGTATACGGTGATGTATATTTCAATAGAACAACAGAAGGATTGACTACCCGATACAATGTCTATTCATTGAATTACATTACAACATTTACCATGGTTGCTGGTACATTTACGATTCCAAATGTTCCACCTGGCGTTGGTCCGAGAGATACTGATGTTCCGATCGAACTTGTAAATATGCGTAAAACACTTATTGGCGTGATTCCGTTAATCAATCTGACTTCTGAAAATAAAAAAACAAACATTGTGTTTTCATTCCCAACAAACAACTATGCGATTTCAGTTGTGAGTTTTGATCGTGATTATTATGTCATTCCGCAACCATCCGGATTATTAGATAACGCAGTACATTCATACGTCAATCCTGGTGCATCTTCCATTCGTCTTCCTTATCGCAATGCTCTTGTTATCAATGGTGTTTTTGATGTATCTGGCGGTTTCGTATATGGGCAAACACAGGCTGTATTTCGTATGGAAATGAGGCAAGCTGCTTATCAGGCAAGCGGATTGGATGGTGATACGATTTCATATCAAGTAAGACGAATTGTTGTCCCAATCACAATAAGAAAGGCACCTACCGCATTAGCAATAAAACCATTTTATGGAGTTGGAAAATACACTGTTTCAAATGCAGACATAAACGGTATTATTACACGAGAATATTTGGATGGAGTGTTTGAACTTCGTTTTTCGGATTTTGCGACGACCACGCGTAAAAACGTCAACATTGGAAGTGATGATCTTGCAGATATTATTTACTATTTGAAAATGACAGACGTTCGAACATTTCAATACACCAATGATAATATTTCGATATCTGGTAATAAAATAATGTTCAAAAAGGTGACAGTATTTGCGGATGGAACTTATAATCCAATTCCAATCAAGTTTCTTCAAGAGGAGACTGCGATCTATGAACGCTCATCTCAGCGAATCGGTGATTCAAATGGTTTTATGACAACAATCCGTATAAACATCATCAAATCCACGCCAACCTTTGTTGGACAAACACCAGTTGTGAATACTAGATTCACGAATACAGTATACCGACTCGCAGATATGAACAAAATGACAACAGAACGTTCATTTGTCATTGTACCTCCAAAATCGAATAACAGTGATCCTGACGCAACCTTTGAAATGACATCATCTGATGAGACAATGTTGAAAGTTGAACTGGTAGGTTCAATCTATACCGCGTATATTTATAAACCGGGAGTTGTTAGTGTAACGATATCGCAAATTTCCACAACAAATTTCAATCGAAAATCAGCAGTTTTCAATGTCAACATTTTCAATATATCTGCGCCAATCATAAACTGTAATATCAACCTTTTTTATACCAATCCATACAATCGCGATTTTTGGACACGTTTCAAACCAGAATGTCGTTCTTCCAATTTAGTCAACACCGTTACTGGATTACCTCTTACCGTAACCGAAGTGGATGAAATATATGATATGCGTCGAAAAGCCGAAATTCTTAAATACAATAAAAATGTTGGTGGGTTAACAAAGAGTCAAAAGTACGCAAAAGCTGCACGAGGCGAACTCATGCGAAAAATCGGAAATGAGCGTAATTATCTTAGTGAAACCAATGGAAATGTCACACGACTAATATGTCCTCCAACACCTGCGAATAGCCGATTATTATGCGGACTTACGAGTGCATGTGGTGTTCCAGGAAAAGAGCGAGTTCTATGTTATGATGCATCGATTAACTTGTATAATTTCAAACGAACCTATCAGTATCAGGCGGGTAGTCAGGTACCGACAAATATACAAAAAACGGTTTTGACAGAACCAACCAACTTGAGGATTCAAGATTACGATCGTATCAATAATCGAATCACGTTGATTTGGGATGCTCCAGATTCAAATGGTGGTTTACCAATTGTCGGATATGTAATCACGTTTTCAGATGATAATAAAACATGGAAACCATACAAAAGTGTATTTCCAATGAAACCGATAGATGCTGCTGCTGCCGCTGCTGCGTCCTACAATCTAATATCTGGTGAAATTAATGGAAATACGGTTGTCTTTGAGAGAATCCCAAAAGTAGTTGAAATCCGAACAAACACGGTATATTACATATCCGTATTTTCTGGAAACGAACGCGGCTTGTCAAGTGTTCCTGCAACGATCACGATAAAAACATCCGCAACGCCGTCGATTATTAGTGACTTTGGGTTTACAAACGTCACAGATGAGCGACAAAACTTGATGGTTGATCTCAAATGGAGTGACCCAATAAATACTGGAAATACACCTGGAACATTCAATGGACCGCCAATTACTCAATATAATTTATATTATCGTAAAGTGCCATCTATTTTATGGATATCAGAACTACTTGATATTAGTAATATTATTATTGAGAATCCGGGTTCACAGTCGCGTCGGTTCATTTTACGTAACTTAGACAATGAAAGTAAATACAACATCAAACTAGAACCAATTAATACAGTTGGAACTGGACCAGAGTCAGCGATTATTACTGCACGTACATTAATGAAACCGACTACTCCTACAAATCTGGTGGTAACTGGAAAATATGGGTTATTACCTCCTGTAATTACAGATATTTCACGAAATTATATCAACATTTCATGGAATAAAACGGATACAGGTGGAAACCCGGTGACAGTTTATTATATCACGATTACGCCACCAACACCCCTTCAACCGATTACTGTGTTGTACAACGTTGGAAGTTCAGATACACGAACATCATTCACTTCTGATATCGGTCGGTTTGGTCAAAATGACTTAATAACCGGTGTATATTCTGTAGTTTTACAGGCATACAATGGATATTTATTTAGTACTGAAAGTTTACCGGTGAGTGTTACAGTTCGTCCAACAACAACAAAAGCAAGCATTGTAAGTATCATTGGAAGTTACAGTGCTCAAGGATTAGAATATGCTGAAATCACGTTTTCAATCAACACATTTTGGGTGGAAACAAATAAGATATCCACAATAAAAGTAGCTGGTTTGAATAGTGAATACTCCACAAAACTAAATATATTCAATCAAGAAATTGCTGGAACTGGCGAACACAAAATTCGTGTTCCAGCAAGTGTATCTGGACGAGAAATCATAGTAGTTGGAACTGCTTATACGGTTACGATTACACTAGTATTCAGTGTAACCAATGAAGAACAAACTAGCGAGCCATTTTCATATACGCCAGAAATACGATATGGTTAACTTATACTCTTATTTTTGGATTTACACAAACATCTTGTCGTGTAAATATTTGCCCCGACATACATTCGTCACCTGGTTCGACTTTTACACAGCTTCTGTATCCGCGATCTTCGCCCACATAACAGTATCCCGCTTTGCTTGCGTTTTGTTTTCCGGATGCTTTATTCGTGTTATGTGCTCGTGGTGACGGTCCTGTATAGTCACGTTTGGCTTTGTCTAAAAATGTGTATTTATTCTGGTCATTTACAAATCCGGGTTTTTTGTTTGTACTGTTTGTCATTTCTGGTGGCACCGGTGGTCGGTGTGCTGCAGGGTTTGGTCCTTCTCTAAATTTTGGTTTTGGTTTTGGAGTGGCTGCTGCAGTGGGAGTAGGAGGCGGGGTAGGAATCTGAGGCGGACTAGGAGGCGGAGGCGCACGTTTATGTTTTTTATTCTTCTTTTCATTGTCAGAATCGCTATCACTGTCACTGCTACTGCTGCTATCCATCAACGGTTGGTTCGTTACATGAGAAATAACTTTTCGGCCTCTTTTTTCCATCTTCTTAAAAAACGATTTCAATGATCGTCCAACCTCACCCATCCCTAAATAAAAGTCGCTGTTGGTTGTTAGACTACTCCACATAAACCATAAAATGACAAGAATAAGTATCACTTTCACAACCGTTCCGAATGAAAAAAAGCTGTCTGATCCGGCAGAATCATCATTTTTGATTTCTGTGTCGAGAGAAATATCAGGTAGTTTAACTTCTTTGAATGTGTCTTGTGCTTTCTCAGTAATCGTCGATAATATTCCTGACTTTTCCATTTTTGAACTTGAAGATAAAGCACTATTTACGCGTTCATTGCTTGTCGGTGCGCCAATATTTGTGAATTTAAAACTAGGAAGTGACATTCTACTATATATAACATACATTATTCATACGGACTATATTTACGAGGCGGTTGCGACGGCGGAGGAGGCTGAGGTGGTAGCGGCGGCGATTCTTCGTCTCCCGTCTTCCTCACAATTGTATTCATCGCATTCAATGCTTCAAGACGTTTGACCGTTCGCTCTAAATCACCATTCTTATCCCCCTTATAACCAGCGGATGAAAATAAGTAGTCGGTATCTGGACTGATTTCATGATGTTTGATTTGCTTATAAACCGAGTTAATGTTTTCTACTGCAGTCTCGATAACAAGACGATCATTTATCATTTCGATCTTACTATCATATTCTGTGGTTAGTAGTGAGATTGCAAAGTAGATCAAGTACCGTCTCTTTTTACGAATACCAGGTGTGAATCTGATACAATACAAACGTAATAGACTATTCACGATTTTCTGTGTAAGTGGTGAATAATCATTGACGTCATTACTTCGAGCAATAATAATATCCCATATCATCCAGATTGGATCAAATTGCAGTTTGTCATCTACTGGAATATGCGACCGACGTTCGCAACGACACGTCTCTTTCTTCGCCTTGCAAATCGTCTCGAATTCTACAATCCATTCTACCCAATAACACGCCAAGAGTGTATTTTTGGAATCACGAGAAATATGATAGGCAAACTCATTCATTGGAATAAATATCTCTTTGGGGTCTCTTTCTTTGAAGAACTCCTGTGCATAATCCACGCGCGGGGCTTTCAGGCGCTGTGACATGGTCGCCATGTCGTATTCTTCTTTCTTTTTGATTTTCACGCTCTCGTATTTGTGCTGACGCTTCGAATTCGCTAGAACGCAAATCATCTCTGCAAAAAGGTTGCGCATCTTTGGATGGTTTCTCAGTCGGAGTTCATTCCCAGCATACCCATTCGAAATAATGGACTTGAAGCTCTCGTATCGCATTTCGATATAAAGAGGCAATTTAGGATTGGCTAAATGAATATACTTGCTGACAAATGTTATAATAATATCCCATAGTTCGAGATAATGACCGGAACATACCAATTCAGCACTCCAGTAACACGCAGGTTCTATTTTGGAACTGGACATACTATTCAACAGCTCTTTACGCACATCTGTTTTTTTGTACGATGAAAACGTAATTCCGCGAAAATCGCTCTCTCCGCGAATATCATTGATTTCATTTGGATCTGACATGGGTCGTTATTATGTCGTCGGTTTTTTTTCGTGCGAGATTAACGATCAGAATATTTTATAACGAAATACTAGTAGAAGTATAAAGATGTACAAATCATTTTCAAATTATATTCATTCATTGACAAAATGGGAAATTTTGACTGTTATGTTGATATTATTGATGATTGTCTGTTTCATTAAGCGTGATTTATCCGTACATACTGAAGGATTCGAACAACGAGACAAATATAAAGTCCTTGAAAATGATGAAATCTATGACAGTTTTTATGCTGATATTTATGATGAGTTATTTATTCAACCTAACAAAATAGAGGCCGAAGTGGATGAAATCATTCACATTACAGGAGCATTGGAAGGTAGTGAAAAAGATAAAAAGAATTTCAAGGTGTGTGACCTGGGATGTGGTCGCGGGCATCATGTAGATCAATTGAAGCATAAAGGCGTTACATCCGTTATTGGGTGTGATAAATCTGCTGCAATGTTGAAAAATGCGAAGGACCTTTATCCGAACTCTAAATTCATTCAAGGCGACTTCATGAAACCAATGTTGTTTAGTGATGAGGAATTCAATGTGCTTACATGTTTCTATTTCACAATATATTATGTAAAAGACAAACGCGCATTTTTTCGAAATTGTCATAGTTGGCTTAAACCGGAAGGATATCTCATACTTCATTTGGTGGATCGTAATCATTTTGATCCGATTGTCCCCGGTGGAAAACCTTTATTTCTGGTTTCACCGCAAACCTACTCGAAAGAACGGATTACAAATTCTCTCGTGAAGTTCCGAAGCTTTCAGTATAAATCTGACTTTACTCCACCGCCTCCGACAAAAGGAAAGAGCAATGCAAAGAACACAACCGGTGAAAAGAATATTGGCAAGTTTGTTGAGAAGATCACGGATGATAAAAGTGGCAAAGTTCGAGAGAATATTCACACCTATTACATGCCGACGAACCGAGAAATGCTGGATATTGCAAAAGAAGTTGGTTTCACTGTCACTGGACAGGTTGATTTAGTACACGTGTTAAACGAATACCAGTATTTGTATATACTGAAGAAGGTCGCGTAATGGTGCGATGCTTGATTTTATGTTTGTAATATAATGAACACTGTGGGTGTGGGTACCGTGGACGTATTCGCAGACGTGATCGACCGTTTCACGATACCGTCGATCGAGTTGCCACCGTTCTTTTTTCATTATGTTATTGTATTCATTTGTATATGTTTTATTGTCTGTGTATGTTTGTTGAAATTCAATTACTTATATTGGTATACGCAACCGATTACGTTTTGGTTTACGATACGTCGGTGGACACGTAATAAGAATGGCGATACAAGTATCATGAACGCGTTATCTCTCAGTGAACGTTGTAATAATGCACTCGTCTACCCATTTCTACGTTTTGTAAATCATGATAGCGTGACTGTATACGGGAATCGTGGATGCATACATTCTATAACTGATGCGCCATATGAAAAACTCGCCTCGTTTTTGTCGCGTCGAGAGAATGAAGTGGTTATGCTTGGACGACGTCGTTGTTTGTCGGATGGGGGTGATTTTATGCATATACAAAGTGATCAGTTAGAGTACATTCTCTCGCAAGAGACACATGGTCTCTCGGTGTTTATAGGTGTGATTGGTGGTCGCAGCGACAGTATAAAAGGTCTTTGCATTATGACACCGCGAATCATGGTCTATACCAGAAACGGTCGATCTGTCTCTATGTATGTATGCGATTACCTTGCATGGTCAAACTACGTCACGACAGAACGTGAATCTCTCGAACTTCTCGAAACAACCGAGTATATTCAGAAGTCTCGAGAGATTGCAGGAGAACAGACCTTGTATAGATACAATGAGATTCCATGGTTTGTTATACCTTTTACAACGGTATATACATATACATTTTCAGTTACGCCACCCGGAAGTAGCCGCAGCCGCAGCCGCAGCCATAACAGGACCATCGGCACCGATGGACTCTCAATCATCCCTGTTTCGTCTGCCAACTTCGCCCTTTTTTATGCGTTTGTAAATGAATGCGCGAGAGATTTCCGTTACTGTATATTCAATGAATTAACACAGTTGCAAGCTCTCGTTCAAGGCGGATTGTACCGAATTTATATGCTTGTACTCAACAAAGTACGTATCATTGCTGTCTATATTTTCGAATCATCTTGGATGAAAGTTCGACAGGTGACCCCACGATCAAACATGAAACCAAAGATGCAGTCAAAAAAAACACGTGGGAACAGAATTTCTGCTCTTCATGATTATATCTCTCGAACATCCACTGCCGTCGTGAAATATCTGCCACCTGTTGTAAAACCAGAGTATGATCTCATGGGGAAGCGGATCAAAAATACAACAATTTTTACTGACCGAGGTAACAATACAGATAAAAATGGCGATGATATCCTCTTATTGAAATCATCCATTCGTCATACCGGATTATGCAAAGAAGATACATTCATGAAAGGGTTTGTGGATACGTTGGAAATGGTTGGTGCCGGTGCAAGCGCAGGAATGACGATAAGTATTGATACGGTCGCTCATAATTATTTGATTGTCGACTCAATCATGACACATAGGTTGCCGTCATGGGATTTTATAGTTCAAAATAAATGGTATTACATACTGTATAATGCCATTATACATGAAGAAGTACGGTGTAAAGATATTTTGATCATTTAGCGACGATACACTGCGGTTTGAGCACGTCTACTTCCACCGCCGAACATACTAAACCCACCGTTGGCGCCAGCACCACGTACTCCACCAGATGCACGTGTAAACGTGTCTACAATGAAGATGATAAAAACGCCTAAAAAGCAATACAACACGAGTTCTTCGATCACGTGACCTGTTTTTTCATCCTTCTTTTGTTCCAACATATGAATAATGTAGTTTAGCTTTTCGATGAGCGCTGCATTCGTACCGGAGATTGCGGTGCCTCCACCAGTAGAACTACCACCATGTGCTAACTGACCCGCGAGCGATTCTGCATATGGCACAAATTGTTCGTAGTATTGTGAAGCATATGTACTCGTTTTATCATTTGTTCCGCTAAATGGTTGAGCTTTTGGTTTTTCTGCGGCATCTTTCTTTGGTGCTTCAGCGATTCCGGTAAGTTTTTCAAAATAAGGAGATGGCGCATAGGTTTCAGTGGAAGGCTGCATACCTTCCAATAAAGTAGATGAATAGGAAACACCCGGATTTAGGGAATTCATTTGAGTTGTTTTATGGACGACTCCACTGGATGGATTGCTAGATCCACCCCGAACGATTCCAGAATGAGTTACGTTGGACGAATAAACACCCATTCCTTGCGATGGGTAAGATGGTAAAAGGTTGTCACTATCGCCGTCATCATCACTATCTTCACCGCCTTTACGATGAATATTTTCGATATAGTCCTTGATTTGTTTGATCTTCTTTCCGGCTTCTTGAATCACGCCATCGTTTTTCCCAGAATCAGAATCATTTGGTATACCCGAAATCGCCCCGTTTGGAGATTGCAATAAACCTCGTTCAGGAGCAATATTTGTGTTTCTCGGTATCTTTAGGGTTCGGTTGCTTCCTCCGGCCCGGCGATTATAAATCTTTGAGTTTCCATTTTTTGTATTATCATTATTACTTTCGGTGTATTCCGAAAAACCTAAAGATGTCATTTCTCCTATAAAAAAATGAGATTTTAATTCGGGAAGATTATCCAGTTATATACGAAAAATATATTTGTTATGTATATAAGACGAAAATGGTGAAATTAGATCAAGGACTCACTTTAGGTGTTTTACTCGTGATAATTGTTGTCATGATTCTTAAGCCGAATCTGCTTGGATTTTTGTACAATAACGTTTTAGGCAAACTTATCTTTGTTGCCGCAATCGTGTTTCTTTCATTAAAACATACTGCCGCTGGATTGTTGGCGGTTGTGTTCGTGGCGATTGTCGCCACCATGAGCGGATACTATGGATTTGAAGGGTTTGAAGGCGAGGAAGCGTTTGATGAAGAAAAGAACAAGAAAAAGGAGGGCCTTGAAGAAATGCAGGAAGGTTACGAAGGTGAAATGCAGGAAGGTTATGAAGGTGAAATGCAGGAAGGTTATGAAGGTGAAATGCAGGAAGGATTTACTGGCGAAATGCAGGAGGGCTATGACTATATGCAGGAAGGCTTGTGCCAGGGTGAACACTGTGATAACCAAGAAGGATATGATGACCAGTATGAGTCATTTACAGATTTAATTGAGGGTGCTACGAGCGGCAAGAAAAAGCACAAGTAATATAGAAAATAATTAAAAATCAATACATCTTACTCGTGTATATGTATTGAATTATATCTAGTATAATACTAGTAGTGTAGTCACATGGATTTTCAGTATTATATCAATTACATTGTTGCATGGTTTTATCATAATGTATTGCATACCGACGCAACATTTGCAATTGTACGTATTTTGATTATTGTTGGTTTAGTAACATTATTTGTCTACCAACAGTATATTTTGTTTGTATTGTTATGTATTGTCGTACTATGTGCAGAATTTTTCCTCGTGAACCGATCCAATGGCGGCGGATTCGTATTCGACGGAATAGAATCGTCAAAACATCGTCGCGAAGTTGACAAGGATGAACTCACCACTGGTGTTTCACTCACACGCGAAGGATTCTCTCTTGGAATGCCTAAGATTATCAAAGGTGATGACACTGGTACAGATTATCATCGATCGAATAAATTCATTGAAGAAGATAGTCGAGATTTTACTGAAAAATACTTTACTAGCAAGCAATGCTCTATTGGAACTGGCGTGGGCGGAATCACCATGTTTGGCGATAATGAATTGATTGGTGAGTCACGTACTGCAAAAATTAATATGGTATATGATTTTGCCGGTAACTGGACTTCAAATGAGACAACTGGCGGTGACCCAGTGAAGCGTTTGAAATATTTCAACGAGTGCGTATTTGAACCTATTAAAAGAAACGACTTTCGTGAATTGAAAAAGGAATTGTTTACAAATATCATGACATCCGTGATCGATATTGATAAATGTTTAAACCGCTTTGACGTGAATACCTTACTGAATACGGAATCGGACATCACGCTTGATTACAGTAAACGCATATCACTATCTGATAAAAAGGAAGGTGACCAGCCAGTAAATGATGTTGCATACGTTTCGATCATTCAAGGCAATACAAATGCAAAGAAACTTGAAAATATACAAGCACTGAATGCTGGCCCAAGTGGAGACAATGCTAGCGATGCTACATATGCCGCATTGATGAAGAAAACAAATGAACGAAGAGATGGTATTTATAACGATATTGCAGTACGACAACGCGCAAATGATGTTTACGGCAAAGCATTCGGTTATCGCAAACGAATCGACGAAATATTAGCTAGAATGCGTGAAGAAACAAAAAATGACGCGTCAAAACTGCATACCATTCGTGTAAATGAACAAATTGTTAAGGAACTGCGGCGGATCTTTGCATATTTAGCACTGATAAAACGGTGTAACGCGATTATAATGTTTGAAATGACACAAGCCAAGATTTACGAGAAATTAAATGTAGTACCGCCTCTTACGACCTTGGTGCCGATTGTTGTAACATCTACAGAAACTGCGCCGATATCTGATAATAATAATATTTTTCGTATTCCACTTGATGATGACTCCTACAATAACAATGACGAAAAGAGATACTTTTATGGAATTACTTATTATTTTGATAAGGTGAGAAGCGAAAAACGTTATGGCACATAAAATATTACATTAGTATAAGAGGTATAGTAATACATCATGAAACCACGAACCATTGGAATTTTACTATTGATGACATGTATTCTTCTTGCAACATCAGCGTTTGGTGCATACAAAGATAGTGTTAGCAACGACAGTCATAAACAACCTGAATCAAAGAAGGCAAAGGCGATTTCAACGAAAGAAGTGGTTGGCGCTTCTGGCGCAGGCACATCGCATAAGCAAAGCCACGGAGTGTTGGATATTTCTGAAAAAACAAACGGACCTTATGTGAAAGATGGTACGAATTCATACCGAGGAAAGGCCGGTGGGTATGACTTGCGCGACATGTATGATAGCGATGATGAAAAAGAGGACGACTCAGATGACGATGACGAGAATCAAACTGAATTTCAGCGAAAGACGAAATACATTAAAAAAATGTTCGAAGAGATATTTAGTAAGTGGAAGATGCAGGACTCTGTTATGGCACCTACCAGTATAGAAGAACAATTAGATAACCCAGAAGGGTTCAAAATACGTGAGAAGTTCAAGAAAGGTGCGCGTCAGGGAATGCGTAAACTTCGGAATGCGTTTCGTGGACGGTTTCGTGGTGAGGACGACTGAAATACCTGGACCCTGGACCCTGGATTATAAATAATATATCATAATAATAGTAGTATTATTATTATTTTATTAGAATACTTGAGTAACAATGGCAAAAAAAAATCGTAGTTTTCGTAAGAAAATGCAAGCGCCGACAGTGGCACCTGCACCTGCATCAACACCTGCAGTAGGAGGCGCACAACTTCCAAAACAGGTTGGAGGTGCACCTGGATCCATTGCATCTTCCCCACTGATCCCGCCAATTACATTGAAGTCGTTTACCGACCTCTTTTCTGGAAAAACCAACTTTTTTACACTGCAAGCCCCAGCAAATAATATTATGAACTCTCGCGTATTGACCACGATGCATAACTTCTTTCATAACTTGAACACGAGCACTTTTTTCGCCGGGTTTGTTATGCTTGTGTTGAACATTGGTGCAAGGTATATTAATCTCGATCTGAATTCATCCACGGAGTCATGGATTAAATATCTGATGAGTAAAGAAGTTCTTGTGTTCGCGGTGAGTTGGATGGGTACCCGCAGTATCTATTATGCGCTTGTGATTACTGCTTGTTTTGCAATTGTCGTTGACCATCTTATGAATGTTGATAGCAAGTACTGTGTTATTCCTTCTAAGTTTAGAGACCTACATACGATGGTACCTGAGAAGAGTGGTCCAGAAAAGAAAGTGTCCGATTTAGAGATCAGTAATGCACTCCATACACTCGAGAAGGCGAAGAAGGAAAAAGAAGAAACTGACCATTTAGAGCTTGTGAAATATCATCAGTTGTTCAAAGACGACACATTTGAATCGTCACAGCCTGGAACCGGGGGTGCGAAATAATCGTAAAAGAAAAATAGAATGAGTATATAGTTATTATACGCATTCTATTCATAGTATGCAAACCGAAGTACCACAAAGAAACGCAGAAGCAATTGCAGATGCAAATGCAGTTGCAGTAGTTGCTCTAACTGAATCAGAAGAAAGACTAAGAAGAGAAGCAATCAAAAAAATATACCCAATATTGAAACGACAATTAGCACAACCAGCAGAAGCACAAGCAGAAGCAGAAGCAGTTGCAGTTGCAGTAGTTGCTACAACTGAATCAAAAGAAAGACTAAGAAGACTAAGAAGACTAAGAAAAGAAGCAATCAAAAGAATAATTCCAGAAATCAAACGATACCCAACCCAAACAGCAGAAGCTATAGCAGCAGCGGCTGTAGCAGCAGCAGAAACTATAGCAGCAACAGAAGCTGTCAAAGAAGAAAGAAATGCAACTACATTACCAAAACCAGAACCCGGTTTACCTTACATTGTGATTACTGGACTCAAAGCAAGCATGGACTCTAGTATAGATCAATATGTAAGTGAACTCGCCGACCGTGTCACGTTACGCGAAGTTCCTGTAAATAAAGAATCTGCACCTGTAAATACTACAAAGTTCAAACCTGCCGATGGCGATTTTCCCAAAATACAAGTAAACTTATACGAGCAAATGGTATATCATCGATCCGCATCAATCAATCTGAAACCATTAAATTTATTTGTTCCAACACGATACAAAATAAATCATCAAAAAATTATTCAATATTTCAGTGATAAGGGGTCAGACGAAAGTGTAAAAGCATTAGTTACTGGTGTTGTTGAAGAGTATGGTAACAATAATAGCCTGTTCTATAAGCATACAATTTCTGGAAAATCAAATCCATCTGGTCTGAATTTGGATACTAAAAAAGAAATAATTATTCAATCGCAAATTGACAAATGGCATAATGATTACGCCGGATGGGCATTTTATGATAATGCAAGTACATTTTTTATGCAAAATCGCGATATTCCACGTGATGAACTTATTACGCTAAAAATGGAACTCGATGATGTATTTCTTGATGGTACTTCTACAAAAGGTATTGAGACGTTTGTAGATGAAACCGCGGAGAAATACGAAGAGTTGAGTGATTTGTACAGCGAGAAAGGCGATAATGCAACCAATTTTTTTGAAGAAACAGTTGTTCCGTATATCAAATTTTTTGAAGTAGTGTTCAAACAAATTAAAGAGAATATCAACGACCAGTTGAACTTTGTAACCAATCGCAAAGAAAATATGGGTTCGTCATATGACTTCAATGACACAATCAAAGCGACGCTCTTCAAAACATACGAAGAGATGAAAATGATCCTTGACAACTTTGGAGATGTCGCAGGTGTATCTTTATTAAATCTGATGTCTGTTGTAAATGTATTCAAAACGCAAATATTCGAACTTAATAAGAAATTTTCATTGAAAACCGTTTTTGACGATTACATTTTGAACCAGAAAAAAATTATACGGTCGAATGTCGTGTATGGTAGAAATGCAGTAACCAATGTATATGATGTGAATGAAATTAACAGTCGGATCGATGGTATTGGTGTATCGAGCGGCGAGGCCGATGGAGATGAGGGAGGCATCATGGATGCATTCAAAAAAAAACATATTGAATTCAAGGTTCGGGGGCTGGAAGGAGAACTACAACGTACCAGCTTTGGATTTCAAGACGATAAGCTTGACCTTGATATTCTATTTTACATTTTGTATCGCGCGACGAATAATGTAACCTATGAAATCATGAAGAATCCAAAATGGTTTGAAGCACTGGATCCGATGAAATCACCTGAATTGCGTACACTACAACAAGAGGTCGACCTCAAGGAGAAAAAACTCAAGAATATATGTCAGCTCATCGCGCATACAGGTAAATTTCCAGTTGAACGTATTCTTCCTGATACTGCAAAATATTATGAAACTAAACCCGGGCCGACTATGGGGTTTGTAGACCCGGATAAATACAAAGAAGAATGGACAAAAATACTCACGAGAAAAGAAGGACAGTCGAGTTCAGGTTATATCATACTTGCAATATCACTAATGAAAACTAAACTCGAAAAGGCGATCGGAATCTATAAAGAAAACGATCTCAAGGTCAAAAGTATACAAACAAAACTAATGTCAACCTTATTGGAATATAACGCTGTGCAAGTTTTGAACATGTTGTTTGGTAAACCACGACCAATATTATATTCTCCAGGTTTACGTATCCAGTTTTTAACAGGACTATCGAAATGGGTGTTTTTTCAAGTAGATAAACCAGAAATTATTTCAAAGCGGGCATTCAAACAGTTCAAAGACCGATTATTGACGCTGCAGTCACCGCCACCGTCACAACCACCACCGTCGTCGAATGGGCAAGGGGATACATGTATTGATTTATTGTTCAAAAAACAAAAAGTGGACGAGTTTGATGTGAAAGATGATATGCCATTTTGTGTGTTTATTATTTCTTCATCACCAGGGCCACAGTTGTTAGCACCAGGCAAAGATTGTACGAACGATAGTCGTCTTGAAAATAAATCATTTGTAGGTACAGCCATGGGTGAGAATGGGTTATTGGTCGATGATGGTTCAGTGATGGGTGCATTGAAAAATAAGTTCAATCAGCTTGGGATTCCTACTAAGCTTAATACTGAAAATTGTAACAATGCACGAAGCCAAATTCAAAAAGCATATGATGATGTAATGATGACGGCAACTGGATCATTGAAAGAAATCGGTGTTGATTTAACGAAAAAAGCAACGGTCGATCTTCCTGCAAAATTAAAAGAAGCTGCTGCAGAGGCCAAAGCGGCTGCTGATGCCAAGAGAACAGCTGACGAGAAGGCTGCTGCTGAAGCCAAGGCTGCTGCTGAAGCCAAGAAGGCTGAAGAGGAAATGATGAAGGCTGATGCTGAGGCCAAGGCTGCTGCTGAAGCCAAGGCTGCTGCTGAAGCCAAGGCTGCTGCTGAGGCCAAGGCTGCTGCTGAGGCCAAGGCTGCTGCTGAAGCCAAGGCTGAAGCCAAGGCTGCTGCTGATCAAGCCAAGGCTAAAGCAGCAGCGGATGCGGCCGAAAGAGCAAAAATAGAAAAGATAAGAATGATCGAGGATAAGATCAGTGCGGTTGGTAAAAATCTTGAAAAATTAATTAGCTCCAAATGGACATCGAATGAAGATTATCGCGCTTTTGCGAAAGGTCTTTGCAGATTTTTAATCGAGCATGGTAAAAAATACGAAATATTATTAGGTAGATACAAACCATTAGATTTACACAACCAACCTTTCAATGAAGACCAACGAATCTTATTATTAGAAACTGAATTTGGCAAACAAGATGAATACTGTACAAATTTTGAAGATCCAGAAGTTGATTTTATACGTATGTTTAGTGAATTATATGAAAAAGTAAAGACTCGTATTTCAAGTGTTGAAGACTTCGGTAGATTAATGTTTGAGTTTGTTGATTCTCAAATACAGACGGAAACGATTCTTACAAATGAAAATCTTGAATTGATCAAACAAACTCAACAAATCGAACAAACCGAACAAATCGAACAAGAACGAAACAATGTTTTACAACCGCTTCCTTTATCAATTCCTCCACTGTTACCTTTACCTCCACAAGAGAATACAGTATTAAGAAGTTCAAATAAAATAGAAGAAGAAATCAAACCAGATGGACCACAAGGCCCATTTATAAGAAGACCAAAAGCTAATTTTATTGAAAGACATGAACCCCCGACACGTAGTTACTCTTTGGGACGTGCAGATCAGAAACCGCTACCACCACCACTCAAAGACCGACCTGAATATATGCGAAAGCGAGTCAATGGATACACAGGTGGTGCTCGTAGTAGCGACACTACACTATCAGCATTAATACGTGTTAAAGCATTACCGATCGATTTTTTAGACGATTGCAGTAATATAATTAAATATTACAAAAATAGAATAACATCAAAAAAAAATGATTTTGAGAAATTCAATAATTTTGAAACAAAAACTAGCAAAATGTTTAATTCATTAGATAAAGATAAATTAAAAAAAACATATGAAATTCTCAAAGACATAATGAATAGTATTAATCAAATTGATAATACATATGAAACTTTCAATGAAACTTTATTTGTCCTAACGGATGACATTGATGAGAATAACAATATTGATCTTGTAACAAATTATATCAATTCAATAGAAATACACAGTGGATACATAAAAGTAAAAGATCAACTAGTTTTAACGAATACACTTTCAAAAGAAGTATATACTACATATTGTACGTATATTCATCAAAATCTGGAACGTATTTATAACTTTGATTTGAAAAGTGTTATTGGAATCTTTGTAGACAATAAAATTGTAAAGCCAGACAACAATTATAAAAAGGTAATAGATGAATTATATAAGTTGATTGATGAGAATATAGATTGTAATAATATTGAATTTGATTCATCGATACAAATTATTAAACAAATCGTTACTATAACAAATAAAGCTAAAAATGGTAATAAATTATTATGTAAAATTATTAATGATATTATTTCAAATTTGAATGAAGCATATGGTACTATTGATACCGAGGAATTGCGTCGTCTTCTTGATAAGATGAATACGCTATTTAAAACAACTGATATTAGTTGGGGTGAAATTGAGACAAAATTTCCGATTGATAAAGTTGACAAGTGGTGTGATTTTATGATAAATGTTAGTGAATTACAATTAAAATTACTGAACGAATTTAATCTCTTTATTGTCATTATCGAACAACACGAACCCACATTACCTGAAACTGTTTCTAACCCTGCTAATGATGAAGAATCATCGATTCGTTTGCCGCCCATAAAGAGTATTCCACCATTACTACCAATACCACAACTATCATCTTTACCACCACTTTCAAATATTGAATCCAAAATCGAAAGTGATATTAAACCTGACGATAGAGATGAAATTTCACCTCGTTTACCTTCTGGAACAAGTATTTTGCCACCACCGCCACCGCCACCGCCACCGCCACTAATTCCATCTTCAGATGGAAATCCACCATATCCACCAAGGAATGATGATGACGATTCATTATCAATTGGTCCTGGTTCTGAAGAAATTGGTCCTGGTTCTGAAGAAATTGGTCCTGATTCCGAAAGATATAGTATCTCTGATGATGATGATGATGATGATGATGATGATGATGATGATGAAATGAACCAATCAAATAGATCTTATTTTCCTCCTCCTGTTGAATTTATAACTCAATCGCCGGGATTACTGGAATCATCTCGAGGGGTAAATACTCAAAGAGAACTTCGTTCACTACAAAATTATCAAGCAAATGCTGCAGCAGAAGTAAAGGCAGCGGCAGAGGCAAAGGCTGCGGCGGAAGCCAAGGCTGCGGCAGAGGCAAAGGCTGCGGTGGAGGCAAAGGCAGCAGCAGAAGCAAAGGCTGCAGCAGAGGCGAAAGTAGCTGCGGAAGCAAAGGCAGCGGCGGAGGCGAAGGCTGCTGCAGAGGCGAAAGCTGCGGCGGAAGCCTTGGCTGCGGCAGAGGCAAAGGCTGCGGCAGAGGCAAAGGCTGCTGCGGAAGCCAAGGCTGCAGCAGAGATGAAGGCAGCAGAAGAGGCGAAAGCTGCTGCGGAAGCAAAGGCAGCGGCGGAGGCAAAGGCTGCTGCAGAGGCGAAGGCAGCGGCAGAGGCGAAAGCTGCTGTAGAAGCAAAGGCCGCGGCAGAGGCGAAAGCTGCTGCAGAGGCGAAAGCTGCTGCGGAAGCAAAGGCTCAAGCAGAGGCAAAGGCAGCGGCAGAAGCAAAGGCAGCGGCAGAAGCAAAGGCTGCGGCAGAAGCAAAGGCTGCTGCAGAGGCAAAAGCTGCAGCGGAAGCAAAGGCTGCGGCGGAAATAAAGGCTGCGGCAGAAGTAAAGGCAGCAGCAGAGGCGAAAGCAGCGGCAGAGGCAAAGGCAGCGGCAGAGGCGAAAGCTGCAGCAGAGGCAAAGGCTGCGGCAGAGGCGAAAGCTGCAGCAGAGGCAAAGGCTGCAGCAGAGGCGAAAGCTGCGGCAGAGGCAAAGGCTGCGGCAGAGGCAAAGGCTGCGGCAGAGGCAAAGGCTGCGGCAGAGGCAAAGGCTGCAGCAGAGGCGAAAGCTGCGGCAGAGGCAAAGGCTGCAGCAGAGGCGAAAGCTGCGGCAGAGGCAAAAGCTGCGGCAGAAGCAAAGGCTGCAGCAGAAGCAAAGGCAGCGGCGGAAGCCAAGGCTGCGGCAGAAGCAAAGGCTGCAGCGGAAGCAAAGGCAGCGGCAGAAGCAAAGGCTGTGGCAGAAGCAAAGGCTGCTGCGGCGGCGAAAGCTGC